GTCTAAAGGTTCGTGGGAATCTCAGAACTGCCCAGACAAACCGTCAAGATGGCCAAGAATTAAAATTGGGGAGAGTGGAAAACCTTTAAAATTACGAAATGAAAGAAAAGACGATAATACAGAAGCTAGCAACTAAATATAATCTTCCTCTTACAAAGATCGAAGATATAATTTATCACCAATTCAAGTATGCAGCTAAGATTATCAAGCTTGGTGATTTTGAAACAGTTAGGCTACCATATTTTGGAAAATTTCATGCAAAGAAGTCTAGGATTGCCCACATAAACGAACTAAAAAGAAGGAAGAATGAAAGACTTGCTAACGGTAAATAACAATGTAGTCATACCATCAGTGTATGCTTTGACTATCCCGGAGTTTGAAAAACTATCAATCAAAGAATTAAGTTTTGTCTTCTTCTATGCTGATCACAGATCTAGTTATGCAGCATATGATGATGAAGAACGTCAGATAAAACTAGAAGACGACTTAAAAGTAAAGGTTAATCCTAAATTAGCAGGGGCCGTAAAGAAATACCAAGAGTTATCAGAAACCCATGGCATAAAACTGTTACGAGCAGGCAGGTCTTCAGTAAACAAGCTTGAGAAATACTTCAAAGACATAGACTTAACAGCTATGGATGACAACGGCAAACTTCTTTACCAAGCAAAAGACTTACTATCAAACCTATCTAAGATTGGGGAAGTGATTGAAGGCTTAGATAGACTAGAAGAACTAGTGCAAAAGCAACAAGCTAAAGATAACCCAAACAGAGCAGGTGTAAAAACAAACAAGTACAGTGAGTAAACTTAAAGACACACATTTATTTGCAGAGGCTGCTACTCATTACATTGAGCACGGCTTCTATACTGCTGCACTCCCTGGTACAAAACAATACTACGAGTATTGGGACACTGAACAGCACAGGTGCATGCAAGGCCTTGAAATTAACAAGGTAAAGATTTCTGGGTTTCATTATTTTTACTTAAATTATTGTCCAATAGATAGGATTATAGATGAAGAACAACCTGATGGTGAAATTATGTCACGACGTGACCGAAGCTTTCCAGCATTTTACGATGGTGACTACGAATACTTCAACTCAATTGACAAAGCTCGTAAAGAAAACAAACATCTTGTCGTACTTAAGGCCCGTCGAAAGGGTTTCTCCTACAAAGCTGCAGCTATGCTTTGTCGTAATTACTTCCACATTCGTAATTCTAAGAATTTTGTATTTGCTTCTGACAAGCAATACTTAATTGGGGATGGAATGCTCTCAAAAGCTTGGGACATTGTATCATTTGTAGACGATAACACAGCTTGGAGTCAACCTAGACTTATTGACCGAGAAATGCACAAGCAATCTGGGTACAAAAAGAATGTAAACGGAGCCGATGTAACTCTTGGGTTTAAATCACAAATAATTGGAGTCAGCTTAAAAGATGACCCAGATAAAATCCGTGGTAAAGCAGGTGAATTAATCTTTTTTGAAGAAGCAGGATCTTTTGCAGGTTTACTAAAAGCTTGGGAGGTAGCAATGCCTACTATGAGGCAGGGTTCAAAGACACTTGGTACAATGGTTGCCTTTGGAACAGGTGGAGAAGAAGGCCCAGGCTTTGAAGGTATGGAAGAATTGTTCTATCACCCTGAAGCTTATGACTGTTTACCGTTTGAAAACGATTGGGATGCTGGGGCCATGGGTACACATTGTGGTTATTTCGTTCCTATCTACAAAAACTTAGATGGATTCATTGACAAAGATGGAAACAGTTTAATCGATGAAGCAGTTGAGTACGAAGAAAGCCAAAGAGAGAAGAAAAAGAAAGGTAACGACCCAAAAGCATTTGACCAGTACATAGCAGAAATGCCGTTTACTCCACAGGAAGCTACACTTCAAGTTACAGCAAATACATTTGACGTATCATCTTTAAAAGAGCAGTACAACAGAGTAATTGCTAACGATCTACAAAAGATTGGGGTAGCAGGTGAAATGTACTACGATAGTAAAGGTAAGATTAGTTTTAGACCTGACTTTAACCTTAAACCTATTGTTAAGTTCCCACATAGAAAGGACGACAACTTGCATGGAGCCATAGTAATCTATGAACCCCCATATAAAACAGAGATTGAAGACGTTATCCCAAAAAATCTATACATAGTATGTCATGACCCATATGCCCAAGGAAAATCTGCATCAGCTACATCTCTTGGTGCAGCATATGTTATTAAAGTCCCGAACAACATTTCTAAGCCTGACGATATCATTGTGGCTTCGTATGTCGGAAGACCTCAGACCCAAGATGACTACAATAGAAATCTATTTATGCTGGCTGAATACTACAATGCAAAGATTGGATTTGAAAATGACCGAGGTGAAGTTATTGCCTATGCCAAACGTTTTAGAAAAATGCATATCCTTCAAGAAGAGTTCGAAATGCTGGATAAAAGAGATCTTAGAAGTAAGACAGTAAAACGACAGTATGGTATGCACATGACCGAGCAGAGAAAAGCCCAAGGTGAACTCTACATTCGAGATTGGTTAGTTAGTGGGAGAGGGGCCAACGAGGATGGTGACATAACTCTCAATATGCACAAGATTTATGACCCAGCACTACTTTTAGAGTTGATTAAATTTAACAGAAATGGTAACTTTGACCGAGCCATGGCATTTATGATTGGGATGTACCACACACGAGAGTTATACAATAAGGAACTTAAGTTTGATGACCACGATAACTCCAAGAATGACTGGTTTGAGAAAAATTACAATTAAGACCACTAATACTGAGTGAGATATAATAAATAATCCATGAAAAATCATTATCTTTATAGCCGTAAGTAAAACGACACTAATTTTGTATTAATGTACGGACAAGCCCATATCCCAAAACAACGTGTTCCATTATCTCAAAAGAATGAGCAATGGCAAAAGAATTGTGTAGATGCATTTATCAATCTTTCTAAGTTTGGTATTAGTGAACGTCGTACATATCTTAAATCTCTTTACGATTATTACAATGGTGTAATTGATGAAGAGGATTACAACTATGTCCTTAAACCTTACGGAAAGACTAGAAAGAACTTCCCGTCTAAGATGAGAAACTATCCTATCATCAAGCCGGTTATTGACCTTCTCTTGGGAGAAAAGTCTAAACGTCCATTAGAGTTTACAGTTACAGTACAGAATTCAGATTCAATTAGTATTAAAGAAGAAACACTTAAAAACTTAATGCTTACAAACATTAAAGCAAAGTTCTTAAGTGAGTTAGCTAAACAAGGTCAACTTCCTGAAGGAATGGAAGCTGAAGAGCCACCACTCCCAAAACAAATACAAGAAGAATTTAATAGAAGTTATGTAGACGGAAGAGCAATCAGAGGTCAAGCTGCTCTTAACTACATCATGTACTTCACAGAGTTTTACGATAAGTTACAAAAACAATTCTTCCACTTTTTAGTAACTGGAGAATGTTACTCTCACAAAGGAGTACGTCGTAATGAGCCTTTCTACGAAGTTATCAATCCATTAGACATTGACTTTGATAAAGACCCAGACATTGACTTTGTAGAAGATGCTGACTGGGCTATTCTTAGAAAGTATGCACATGCATCTACAATTATAGACAATCTTGGGGACTATTTAACTGATGATCAAATTCTTCAATTAGAAACTCCAACACATACAGCAGCACAAGCTTACTTGCTTTATCGTGCAGAAGCAGCTGGGGCCGATGACAATATTTATCGTAATCGTCTTGTAGAGGTTGTAACAGTTTATTGGAAATCAAGAAAAAGAGTAGGGTTTGTTATGTATAATGACCCTAACACTGGCAATCAAGAAACATTTGATGTTGATGAAGAATATAAGCTTCCAAAAGAGTTAAAAGATCTTGGGGCTAAAATGGAGTGGGAATGGGTTAACGAAGTTTGGGAGGGTACACGTATTGATGGCCTTTACTACATTAAAATGAGGCCTTACGTTAACCAAAGAAACAGTTTAGATAATCCATCAATTTGTAAACTTCCAATTAATGGAAGAAAATACTCAGACATCAACTCACAGAACGTGTCGTTGATTAGTCTTGGTATTCCGTATCAGCTTAATTACAACATATATAAATACCGTCTTGAATTAGCAATTGCTAGAAGTAAAGACATCGTAGCTCAGTTTGATATTAACATGATCCCTAAAAACTGGGACATGGATAAGTTCATGTACTATGTAGAAGGTACAGGTATTG